TAAATATTCGCCCGTAACAGCATTACTTATTAAGTTTGTCCACTTTATCCCCAGCAAAGGAGCGGCATTTAATATTGTTTGTGAACTTCTGGTTGATTTGTTATACATTGGGTAAAGAAATTCTATTAATTGATTTATTTTTGCAAGATTTGTTATCGCCTCTTTCATGTTGTCTGAAACAACATCAAACCCTAATGATATAGATCTTTGTGTATTTTCAAACGCTGGGAGAGGATCCTGTCGTCCATACACTGGAGTTGAGGACCAGTTAGAACTAAAGGAATCGCTAAAGTTAGTGACCCATCCTTCAAACCCCACCTCTAAGGAGGTAGGCAAATGTAAAATAGATATTGTAAAAAATGGATCTTTTCTTAATGATGGTGCTTGTGGCATTTATAATCCTCTAGCCGTTTGTAAATGGGCTAAATGTATTTCTCCCGGCTGTACTATCTAGAGATTTGATAACAATATCATCGATCTTTTCTTGACCGACATAAACAGCGATCTGCTGTGGTCCCCCACCAGATGTAAACTCTTTCAATGTGTCAACAAGTGACTTAAAGTCTTCTTTGGAAATAACCTCGGATCCTTGACCGCCAGTCAAAAGAATCTCTCCTGGGTGGACGATCGCTTGTCTGGTCGTTACAGTGCCGCCTTCTTTGAAGCCCGGGCGCACTTCACCAGATGACTGTCCAGCAGGCATCATCGCGGCGCCTCCTGTGGCACCGACTATTGCGGCATACGTGAGGATCGAAGCACCACCTGTAAAAGGTGCGCCGATAAGCGCTGCAATACCAGCAGCAAACAATCCAACTTTTATAAACCCAGCCATTCCATTTGTTATTTTGCCTATAAAATTAGCAAATTTTGATACTTGTTTTACCAGCACTACGAAAATATCTATCATTGGTCTCAAATCAACAGCCAACGCCATAAAGGCAGACTTTAGCTGCTCACCGATTTCTTGAGTTTCTTGTGCCAACTCTTGAAGCTCTTGTTGTTTCATCGCATCCAAGGCATACTGCTCTTCAGACATGTTAAACAATCTTTGCGCTTCTTCAACAGAAGTTCCCATAGCAGCAGCGATTGCCTGCTGTTCAAATCGGTTTAGTGCATCAAATTGAACACCGGCAGCATCTGTTGAGCGGCGCAGAATTTCAATTCTTTCTTCTTCTGTTGCGTTCAACATATCAATAGAGTTAAGATACGGACCACCCAAAATAGCGTTTAAGCGACCGACAGCTTGACCGGCAGAATCAAAAGTATCAAACTTGCCGGCAATATTAATTAATTGACTAACAGCCAAGCCAGAGTTCTTTGCCTGCACCTCCAAGCCCTTAAACACTTCAATAGCTTGTGTGCCATACTTCGCTAGCTCACCAAAAGAGCCTTCAAAGTCTTGTGCTAGTTTGCTTATAGGAACACCCAAAGCTTGTGCTGTTCCAGCCAAATCTAACAACAAATCACGGCTCTGCTCAGCGCTCATGCCTGTTGCTCTAGTCGTTTTATCTAAGATTGAAGCCGTAGTGCCGGCACTTACTCCTAGCTCGCCTAGGAGCGCTGTCGTGTCTGCTAATGCGGCGCGGGTATCTGGAGACATTTGCGTAAACGCAGAGACTTCGGAAAACAAAGTTTCAAATGCCTTACCGGCTTCTGCAGCCGAAACGCCAGCAGCAAAGTTTCTTCTTTCAATTTGCGTTATCTCAACATTGTATTCTGCAGTAGCTCCTGTTGCTCTTCTAAAAGAAGAAATGGCAGCATCTTGTGCTTTTGCTAGTCCAATTGTTTGATTAACAAAAGCCCCAATAGTCTTTTTCAATAGTCCCCCGGCAATATCTGATAGTTTCATGTTTTGAGTAAAGCCGGCAAGACCGTCTGCAGTCTTGGGGAACATGGTAGCTAGATCGTTTGCGACGCCTGAAAGACCAAGCACTCTATTTTTAAGTGTTGTTGCTCGGGCAGCACCTTCGCTAGTTTCCTTGTTAAATTTTTTATATTGTTTAATTACCTCTTTAAGCTCATCCTCAGAAAGATCCTTCATCTCTTTGCCGAGACCGGCAATGTCTTCAATAAGCTCTTTAATTTTCTCTGCACCAGCAGCAGAGGAAGCGTCTAGGGCCTTAACGCCGTTGTTTAAATTATCTATGGCGTTCTCAAGCTCTTTAACGGCATCGAGGTCGTCGGCGGCGCCGCTGAGCGCATACGCTGCCCTCGCTTCAGTCAAAGACTCTTGAAGCTGGCGCATCTTCGATACGGTTTGTGTTAAGGCAGCCGATGATGCTTTAAGTTGTTCAGTAAAGTCTAGGTCATCAAAAGCCGGAGTAAGATCTCGGAGTTCACTTTTTAGATCCGCGATCGCTTTTCGGAGCGCCGCTACCTCGCCGGGGGTCATAGCCATTTAAATAATTCTCCTTTAGTTTTTAAATGGCCAACGAAGTCCTGTTTCCAATTCGAACTTCTTAACAGACCTCTCTAGCTCATAACGGTTATTTAAGGTTTTTGGATCGTTTAGACCATTCTTCATATAAGAATCCATATACCTTTTTTCTCTTTTTAAGGAATCCATAAAAGACGATACTTGATTGGGGCTGCCGATTATACTTATGGGAATGTCCATACCGGCGTCATACAACATCCACATCATTTTTTGAACCTGTCCTGCAAACTTGGAATATGTTCCTTCGTTCAACATTGGTTCATTTAAATTAATAATGATCTTTTCTTGTTTCATCTTAAAACCTCAAGCAATGTAGTAAATAGTCTCAAATAGCAAAAGCCGCAGTTATCTACCACGGCTTGCTTTTTTGATTTCTTCATTTTGCTTTTCAAACTCTTTAACCAATCTTTCCAAGAACCATCGGCGCAATGGAATGGGAAGATTATATAGCTCTGTAAAGGACCACCCACCGTGGTGCTTTAGATTGAAAAACTCTTCGTATACTGCCTCTTGATATTTACCGTCTAGGCCAAAAAAACTCTGCCGTTAGCGGCATACCCACCTTTCCCCCATGAGAGCAAGATGAGCACTCAAAATCTAGCGTCATGTCTATGTCAGGCTTTATTCTATCATATGTGTCTCTTATAAAGTGTGAGTCTCTCAAAGGAAGCTTTTCAACCAGACTCTCGATTTGATCACGATCTGTAACACCGTTCGCAGAATAAATTAAGCTAGATAGCAGCAAGGTTGACATGCTCTCAACCTGTCGCTTCTTTTTGCGTTGCTCAAGAATCTTGGTTATGATAGCCTCGTCCTTAGAGATTAGAAGCTTGAAAACCACTTCTATTTTAGTTACGGGCAACTGTATCAAGTAACCATTAGCAACTCTTTGCAACTCTCTAGTATCAGAGTCTTTTATTTTTAGCTCTGCCAAATTCACTGAAGCTTCATTCTGACTTCCGCAACTTGGGCATGTTATTCCTACTTCATAAAAAGGACCAAAGCCTGTCATTCTAGCTGCAACCAATACAGCATTCTTATCGCCAACCAAAAGTGTGTCTGGGTTTATTGTTTTATCTACAATAACTGAACGAACCAAACGGTCAATGGCAAGACCTTGCTTAAGAAGCGTCTCGGAAGTGAGGATATCTTCCTCCTTAGCAGTCATGTGTTTAATTTCAATAACTGACTGATTATGAAGTGGGTGCCCCTCTGGATAAAACAAGCCTTTGCTCGGCAACTCAACAAACTCTGTTGGGTTTACAAACGAGAAAAGGTCTGTTGCTTCTGATGTAGGGGGTGCTGGCGCGTCTGGTTGCGGTGCGCCGAGCCGCTCTAAGTTATTTCTGCGTGACAAAAATCACCTTCTTTCTATACTATAATGCTGTCACTGCCGCTACTGCTGGTCCAGCCTCGTAATCAGCCCAATCATAGCGGAAACCAATTTCAATATTAAGGATACCATCATCTTCGTAACTTAAATTACCGAATGTAGCAGAAGTAATGAAAGCATTGTTAAGTGTCCAAGTACCAATCAAGCCACCTTGACCGTTCAACTCTTCAATAATAACGTTACCTAACTGGTTAACAGCATCAAACTTGTTTACAGTGCCTGGAGCCTGTGCTGGGTTGAAGAAAACATCTTCCTGTACATCAGGCTTAAGGTAACCGGAACCTACGAGAGCATCATAAAGAATCTTGTTTCCATCTGGATTAATCGCATTAACGATTGTGGCTGTAACTGCTTCCCATGTAACGGTACCGGGGTAATAGTAAGTGTTTCCTAAAAACTTATGTTCGGTGGTAGTTACCTGATAAGATGGCTTTGTAACCGTCTTAGCGAGGTACTGTTCAAATCTGAAAGCCTCATCGACGGAAGCCAAATTAGGCAATGTAAGTAAAAATCGATGTCCTCTTCTTGGTTCTGATAATGCTGATGTCCAAAATGGCATTTAAGTAATCTCCTGTAAGTCCTATTATTATATAGTGCGGGGAGCCGGAACTCCCCGCGTTTTGTTAATCGTCAAACGATGCTCCGGTTCTTGTGATGTTGAAGTCAATCGCAATGAACTCGATTGCTCTTGTTGGCTTCAAGTAAATCTGAGCGTATAGAATGTTTCTATCTACAAGATCAGGAGTTGTGGTTGTCTCATCAAGAACAACTCTGTAATCGGAAAGACCAAAGTTTGTCTTAACATCAGCCAAGAATGGGTTAACCTGTGCTGTGAAGCGCTTCCAAGTCTGCTGAACGTTTGGATCGAAGAGCAAGCCAGATGCAATCTGAGAGATGCGCTTCTTAACAAAGATCATTAGACGGCGAACGTTGATGCGATCTAAAGCAGAAGGTGTAACCTGTAGTGTCTTCTGTCCGAAGATTACAACACCCTCAGCTGGGAACTTAGCGATTGGGTTAATGTTGGCACTGTAAAGATCGTCACGATCCTTGCGACGAAGCTGGTGGGCAACATCGATAACTGGGATGCCAGCAGAGCCTTCTGTTAGACCACCACGGTTGAAGCCTGCTGGTGCGAACCAAACCTGTGTTCTACGCTGTGAGCTAGAGAATGTGCCGATGGCTGCTACGGATGGTGGCAACCAAAGGAAGGCACCGTTGATGGTGTCTCTGGCTCTGACCCATGGGTAGTAAGCACAACCGTATGAGGAGTTAAGTGCTCTATTGCGCAAACCATTAACTAATGTTCTGATGGTCGAGGCGGTGTTTAGGCGATCAACTGCTTCGGCTTCTTCTCTTGGTTGGAAAGCATCTGGAAGATCAATAACTGCCAAAGCATCTGCTCTATCTTCACAAGTTCTTACCAAGTGAGTTGTAAGACCCTCCTGTGTTTGTCCTGGGATAGAAGCCAAGTTCATCTCAACGACCTCTGGGTCTGCGACTGAATCGATCGCTCTTCTGATAGAGAAGAAAGAGTAGCTTGTTGTATCAGACGGGTTTGTTGGCATTGCAGCCTTTGTAAACGGATCCATCTCAGTAATGTCTAGACCATCGAATCCGCCATACATTGGAACTGTGAAGCGATCGTATCCTGCGTCTAGAACTCCCGAAACAGCACCATTAAGGAACGTTAAGGAGTTAGAGGTCCTAGAACCACTTACATAAACGCCTGAACCTGAGATATCGTCTAACGTAAACCCTTCAGATAACTCAACAGTGTAACCTGAAGCTGACACAAACTGTCCTACAATTCCGCCTCTAGGGTGCAGCAAGTCTCCAACAGATCTAGCGTAGACAGTGCTTCCAGCAGTTCTAGCAGTCTGGAATCCAAAGTAAGCGTCTGTTGGGTTAGATAGATTACCATCAGAAGCCCTATCTCTCAAAACTGGTGCCGGGTAAGCAACGGAGCCTGTAAAGGCAGAGCCCGAAACAATGATTGGACCTGAAGAGAAGTTAGCATCAGGCTTCGCAAGATTACTTCCCGTAATCCAGTTTGAAGTCGTTGTCGGCGTGGAGCCGGAACCGAGGCCGCTTTCATCGGCGTATTTTACTATACCATCGAAACCGAATGGAAGCAGTGCTGGGTTGGTGAAGCCTGCGTCAACATCTGAATCCATGGAAATGTAAACATACTGTGAATTATTCCGGTAGTTACCGTACTCTCGATATCGTCTCTCGGACTGATCCCATTCCTCATAGTAATCGCCAATCTTGCGGGCGACATAATCCAAAGAGTTGGGGTTTAGATTACAGTTATTAAACTGTTCAATTACTCTTACAACATTGTCGCTATCGCTGATGTGGCGAATAACAACGGAGAACGTACCGTAATCACCGTCTTCGTTTGTAGAGCGCTTAACATCCTGAATGGAAACTTTGATGTTTTTATTTGTCCAAGACCCTGGCTCACCACGAGCGACAAACTTAAACAATCTTTTAGCTGCGTCTGATGGAGACAAGCGGCAAGATATAACATATGGTGTCTCGGCAGCTTGTAGTTCATATTTAAAATCGTCACCATTCAAAGATGCGCCGGCTGATTTTATCTCTACAATGGCAGCTGCTGTAGAATCAGTGCCAGTTCCTAATACTTCATCGATGTGCTGGTCAAAAGTTTCTCCCAAGAAATAAGTTTTTCTCTGCACAGTATTGGTAATTCTAGATTTTGTAAGCTGTGGGTTGGTGTTAAAAACTTTGCGAATATATTTTGAATCACCTTTTGTAAAGTTAAAAATAATCTTTGAAGACCCACTAACTGTTGAATCAATCTCAGCTGTGAACTCTCTGTTGGTACCGCCGGTGCGGGAACCGATCATATAATCCAAACTTGATGTTAAAACACTTGACCCTGAGAATGTGGTGCCGCCATTAGCAGCGCCAACACCCGTAACAACAGACCCGGATAGTCTAACTGTTGTAGTAGAGTCAGTGTAAAAGATACCGGCTAATACCCCCTTGGCGTCTACTGTAGCTTGTGCTTGGGAAGATGAGTTTCTCGTGAAAAGAAGTAAGCCGTATGCTTTGCCACCAAGCGTCCATCCTGCTTCATCAGCACCGCCACCAGAGGCGTTATCAGTCTCAGCACCAAGCAAGCGAATGTAAGTTAAAGGAGAGCTATTTCGGAGATAAGCTTGTGCGGCATACATTCCGTATGTTGTAGCGGTTGTGTTAGCACCCTGACGCCAAACATCATCGCCCGCGTTACCTGGGTTAGGTGTGCCGAAGACATTTACAAACTCTTCAAAAGAGTTAACTGTTGTTGGTCTTAAGGCTGGTCCCTTCTCGGCGCGACCAATGATAACTGGACCGATTCCAGCTGGGGAAGCAGGAAGTTGGGAGTTATCAATTTCGTTGACGAAAACGCCTGGGGATACAAATCGGTAATTCTTAACTGACATTCGTTCGGTTCTCCTACATTGCGAAAATGTGCAAAGTAAATAGTGTTAAGTAGTAGGAAGAGAATTATTCTCTGTAAAAACCATCTTTAATGTTTTGTGGGATATCTCCGACTATGGTTCTTTCTCTACCAAGTTTGATATCAACAGCGTTTTCACGCTTTACAATCTTTGGTCTTTCTTGGTTTTCACCCTCGCCAATAAGATAACCTAAAGTTTCAATATTGATGTTGGTTTCGTAGTTTCTTTGCTCCATACCAATGTTCGCTTGATTGGAGTTGTTGGCGAATCCGCCATCGATAAAAATTTCGTAATAGTGTCCCTCAGCTTCAATACGTTTTGGAGTTCTTGAGTTCCCAGGAATTGTAATGAACGGACGAATAAGCTCATTCATTTGCTGCTGATACTCTGTTCTAATAGTAATCTCATACATTACCTTAACCCAAGTAGGGATTGGGATGGTTATTGTTTCATACACTGTCTTTGCGGTTGACATGTTTCTTTTGTTTGTGTTTAGCATTTTGCTGGAAACATCTTTATCGGCACCGTATTTTCTATTTGCCTGCGCATTCTGAAACTCTGCTGTCTTCTTTTGATTTATTTGTCTCGCAACAGTAATAGTGCCACCCTTCTCATCATCAACGGGATATAAGTTCGCGAACACAGTGCCGCGATAGTTTTGTTCTTTAGTTACGTTAGATCTGTTAACTGTAATCAAAGGAAGAATTAAAGTTTCTTCTTTATCTCGCAGATCTTTGTTGTGTTTTATT